GTCCCAGCGACAAGTGGCACAAGAGTACGAGTGCAACTTTAATATGTCGGGCGAAACAGTCATCCACCCAGATGATATGGCTAGGATTAAGCAAGGTTTGCAAGATCCAAAATATAAGACAGGGTTCGACAGGAACTTCTGGATATGGGAAGAATATCAGCCGGGAGAAAGCTACCTCCTTGTAGCCGACGTTGCCCGTGGTGACGACAAAGATAGTTCTGTTTTCCACATAATGAAACTATCAACAATGGAAATCATCGGAGAGTACAAATCTAAAATTACACCAGACCTTTTCGCCAACATGCTAAACGAAGTCGGCAAGGAGTTTGGCGAGTGCCTAATGGTTATCGAGAACAATTCAGTAGGGTTCGCTGTCCTAGACAAGCTCAGAGACTTGGCTTATCCTAATCTCTACTACTCAATCAAATCAACCCACGAATACGTCGAGCAATACTTGGGAGAAACTAGTTCTAATGCTGTTGCTGGCTTCTCTACTACATCCAAGACCAGACCTTTGATTGTGGCGAAAATGGAAGAATTCATTAGAAATAAACTAGTTACAATATATTCTGCTAGACTATTTAATGAGTTAGAAACATTTGTCTGGCAAAACGGCCGCCCCCAAGCAATGCGTATGTATAACGATGACTTGGTGATGGCTTTTGCAATTGGATGTTGGGTTAGGGATACGGCGCTAGAAACTAATCAGAGAGATGTTGAGTATACAAAAGCATTCCTTAGCACGATGACTAGGACAAAAAGTGAATTAAATACCACAATTCCGGGTCAACAGGGCTATAAACCTGTCGCAAAAAGTGCTAGAATAAAGGAACAACAGCAATACAACTGGATTCTTAAAGGATAATAACAATGGCAGCCAAAAACGGAAAGAACGTAAGAAATCCCGCCTCCCCCCTCTTCAAGAGACTAACCAGATTATTTTCTGGTCCTATAGTGAATTACAGGGCACAAAATGTAAATCAAAATAGAAGAAGAGATCTAGAGAAATATTCAACTAATTTTCAATCAATGTCAGGAAAACAATTTAAGAGAATGGGATACGACCCCTTTTCCGATTTGACAGCCAACATTTACCAAAACCAATCTAGACTGCAAAGATATATTGATTTCGACCAAATGGAGTATGAGCCAATCATCGCTTCAGCCTTGGATATCTACGCAGACGAGATGACAACATCTTCTGCGATGAAGCCGCTATTAAATATCCATTGTCAAAATGAAGAGATTAAAATTATTCTAAACTCTCTTTTTCACAACGTTCTCAATATAGAACACAACATTTTTAACTGGTGTAGGACGCTTTGTAAATATGGGGATTACATTCTATATTTGGATATTGATGACAAGACGGGCATTGAAAATGTCATTAGTCTCCCACTTAGGGAAGTAGAAAGATTGGAAGGTGAGGATAAAACAAACCCAAATTACGTCCAGTACCAGTGGAACTCAGCCGGTATGACTTTTGAAAACTGGCAGATCGCCCACTTCCGCGTATTGGGAAACGACAAGCATGCTCCTTACGGAACTTCCGTTTTAGACCCATCTAGGAGGATTTTCAGGCAATTAACGCTACTTGAAGACGCAATGATGGCTTATCGTATTGTTCGATCACCAGAGCGCCGCGTATTCTACGTTGATGTCGGGAACATGGCTCCCAATGATGTTGAACAATACATGCAAAAGGTTATGACTTCCATGAAGCGTAACCAAGTTGTCGATGCCGACACTGGTCGTGTAGATCTTCGTTATAATCCAATGTCTGTTGATGAGGACTATTTCATCCCTACTCGCGGTGGTCAATCAACTAGGGTTGAAAGTCTACCCGGAGGAACTTACACGGGTGACATCGACGATGTTAAATACTTAAAAGATAAACTATTCTCGGCACTTAAGGTCCCACAATCCTATCTTTTCCGTGGAGAAGGTGCCGATGAGGACAAAGCAACACTCGCCCAGAAAGACATCCGGTTTGCGAGAACAATCCAAAGATTACAAAGAGTTATTATCACAGAGTTGGAAAAGATTGCTATTATTCATCTTTTCACTTTGGGATACAGAGAGAACGATCTTATTTCTTTCAAACTCTCAATGAATAACCCGTCCAAGATCGCTGAACTCCAAGACTTGGAACAGTGGAGAACCAAGTTCGATGTTGCCACAGCAGCAGCAGAAGGCTTCTTCTCCAAGCGCTGGATCGCTGAAAACCTCTTCGCCATATCAGAAGAAGAGTTCTTGCGTAACCAAAGAGAGATGTTCCACGATAGAATGATCACAGCCCAGCTTGATCAATCAGCCGAAGCCGCAGAAATGGGGGGCGGCGGAGGAGGAATGGGTGATCTCATGGGTGACGAAGGTGGTGAAGATCTCTTGGGTGACGAAGGTGGTGAAGATCTCTTGGGTGGCGAAGGTGGCGAAGATATGGACGCCGCAGCAGAAGAACCAGATACAAATCTCCTAGCAGTCCCGCCAGCCAACAGAGACGACAAAATAGAAAAGAAAGTTGGGGGAAAAAAGATGACCACAACTGCCAAATCCAAAGGAAAGTGGCATGAGCCTCGTAAAGATCTCTCCGGTAAAAGAGCAATGCAAAGACAAATGTCCTCAGACGCCGGAAGCAACCTAGCTAGCAGCACTTCTAGAAACATTAACAAGGGCTATCATGACCTTTCCCGCCTAGCAAGGGGGATTAAAGAGGAACAGGATTCTAATTATAGAAAAGAAGAAAGAAAAATCTTTGAACTTAACAACGAAGTAAAAGCATTGATTACGGAACTGGAGACCAAGAAAGATGTCAGCGAAAATTAAGCACAACAAGAAAAGAAACACTATTTTTCTTTACGAAGCCCTCGTTAGAGAACTAACAAAGGCTACTGTTGAAAAAGACCAAGATAGAAGAGAAACTATTTTGAGTATTGTAAAGGAACACTTTAACAAGAACACTACTATGGGTAGGGAAGTTCGGATTTACAAAAACATCTTGGAGACTAAGGATACTAAAGTAACTATTGCAGAGAAGATCCTTTCCGAATCCAAGCTTGAATACTCAGTGCTTAATAAAAAACAAATCTTTACAGAGCAAAGCCAAATGATCTCCAAGATTAACAAAGAGCTTACCAAAGATGTATTCACTACTTTCGTTCCAAACTACAAAAACTTGGCGACACTCCATCAAGTATTCAACAATCTTGACCTTTCAGCCAAAGAAAGAGTTCTACTAGAAGAAGAAGCTCTCAACCTTATGGTCGAACACACACAAGAAGTAGAAAAGAAAGAACTTAAGCACATTGATAACCTTGTATTCAAATCCTTTGTTGAGAGATTCAATAACGAATACACTGGTCTCTTAGAGGAACAAAAGACGTTGCTCTCTAGATTTATTACTTCCGGTGTTGGCAATGATCTAGAGTTTCAGATTTACTTGAATACAGAGATCGGCAGACTCAAGGAAGAAGTATCTTCTGCTAAGGATACTAAGGAATTTGTAGAAGATAACGAAATGACCGAAAAAGCCAATCAAGTATTGGAGATTCTAGAGACTTTCAGCCAAAAGCCCCTAGAAGATGCAGACTTAAAGAGCATCTTGAAGATTCAAGAGTTGGCTAGGGAAATAAATAACTAAAATGACTGTTAAAATTACCTTGAAAAATCAGCTACCATTAGATGTAATGGAGGGAGAAATCAAGAAGCTTGAGATAAAGCGCTCCCTTTCGGGTCAGATTATGGTGCTCAACCATATTGATATGGATATTGTTTTAGACGAACAGAGCGGAAAGGTTACGGCATACTCCAAGAAAGATTTTGGAGAATTGGTTTATAAGAGCCAAAATAGGCTTTTTGATTACCTGTTCAAAAGAGGAGTTATCTTCCCCGAGAGTGTAAGAGGCTCAAATGTGTTCGGAGCCATCGAGGGTGCATACCCCAAAGAAACAGCGATTGATAATCTAACGGAGATAGTGCTCTTTAACATTGCAAACTTCATGCAAGAAGAGCAAGGGTACATAAAATCATTCGAGCATACCGAAGAATCCGAAGATGAAAGGTTACTCCATCCAGATGAGAAAGATAGCACAGAATTAGGTGAAGTGCCACAGGAAGAAAAGAAGGGAACGCTAAGTCCGGGCTATCCGGGCTACTATTATGGACTAGCAGGGATGTATAGGTACGAATAGTGGAGCTTTTATATTTTATTCTCGCCTCGTGGGGCATGACCCAAATCTTAGTTTACGGAACAATTTTTGAGAACCAGCGCAATTGGATAACGGAAAAATCTGATTGGTTTGGCACACTTATCCACTGCCCCATGTGTACGGGTTTTTGGGTGGGCGTATTTTTGTTCGGCATAAATGGCTTAACAGAACTATTTAATTTTGAGTATAATATCGCTAATTTGCTGATTTTGAGTTGCGTAGCTTCGGCTACATCATATGCTTTAAACACTATTATCAGCGATAGCGGGATAAAGATAAACAATATTCGCGAATAAAGGAGGTTCAAATGAATGCAAAATGGATGTTACAACCAGTTAGGCGTTGCTGTAGAGGCTCCTAGCTCGCACGGGTAACGCCCGTCAAAGGATTATTATTATGAGTAAAATGTTATTAACAGAATTTTATCAACTATGTGAAGGTGGAACATGCCAAGATCTTTTAACGGAAGAGGAAAAGCGCTATGTCGCAAATGGTGGGTTAATTCTTTCAGGCGTGATGCAGAGGGCAGAAGCACAAAACGGAAATGGCAGAGTTTATCCTATGCGAGTTTTAGAGAGAGAAGTAGAGAACTACAAGAAACTTGTCAAGGAAAAAAGAGCACTAGGCGAACTAGACCATCCAGAATCGTCTATCGTTAATCTTGCCAATGCTTCTCACCTAGTAACA